CTCCCGTTGCAGCTGCGACAGGCAATGTGACCAACAGTGCGGTGCAATTCCAGAACAACGGAGCACCCTCGAGACAGCAGTTCAGCACTGGAAACTCGTGCAATGGAAGTACTATGACACTCAGCCCATTTTATATGGGTAATGATGTCGAACCTGAGACTGAAGACGGATACGTCATAAACGAAAACTGGGGAGTCCAACTCGCATTTATGGTTCCCCTTAATCGTGATCTGACTAAGCAATGTGAACGCATTGCTGCACTTCATGAACGGAATATGAAACTTTCACAAGAAATGACAAGAGCACTTAAATGTAGTGAGCTTCATCGCAAGGGCTTTACCTTCCGACCTGATTCTGACTCATACAAATTGTGTTCTGATGTCGTACCTATTCAATTAGTAAAAAATAAAGATGTTAACACTCCTTAAACCAATCATTTTAAGCTTCGCAAAATCAGAAAAATTCAAGATTTTTGTAATTCAATGCTTAGAAAAATTAGTGGCACAGACCGATAACGAACTAGACGACCAAGCTGTAGCCATTGTTAAAAAAGGACTAGGACTTTAAAACTATAACTATAAAAATTAATATGCCTTATTCAAAATATTCAGCTAAACAAAAAAAATTAGCTTCCCTCGCTGGTAATAAAAAAAAGATCGGTGCAGACGATTTAAAAAAATTGAGGAAGATGAAATCTAATGGCAAAAAACGTTAGTCTTAAAATAGGAAAACACAAAAGTAGAAAAGGTGGCTTAACAAAAGCCGGAAGAGAAAAATACAACAGAGAAACAGGATCTAATTTAAAGGCTCCACAGCCAGGTGGTGGCCCAAGAAAAAAATCTTACTGCGCTAGAAGTGCAGGGCAAATGAAAAAGTTTCCTAAAGCTGCAAAAGATCCTAATAGCAGACTTAGAAAAGCAAGAAGAAGATGGAAATGCTAATGGCTAAAAAATCTAAATGTACTTGTAAAAAAAAGAAAAAGGGAGGTAAATCTTATGGCCGCTAAACGTGGACTATATGCAAACATTCACGCTAAGAGAAAGCGCATTGCAGCTGGATCTGGTGAAAAGATGAGAAAACCTGGAGCTAAAGGTGCTCCTACTGCTGCAAATTTTAAACGTGCAGCTAAAACAGCTAAAAAAAGAAAATGAAAAAGGCAACTGAAGAACAGTTTAATGAACTACATCAGTTGGTCACACAAGAATTTTTAGACAGAGTTAAAAGTGGTGAAGCTACTACTCAAGATTTAAAAGCAGCCTGTGATTGGCTGAAGACTAATGATATTAGTGGGGTTGCATACAATGGTAACCCTTTAGAAAAATTAGCAAATGTTCTACCTGAAGTTGATCCAAATCTTGTACAGAGGAGACTTTATGGCCGCAACATCTAATTTTTATAAGAAAAATGCAGACGCTAGAAAGAAACGTCAAGCACAACAAGCTAGATATAACAAAACAGAAAAAGGTAAATCTCTAATATCTAATGCTAAAAAACTTAGAAAGAAACTTGGAATACCAAAAGGTTCAAAAATGGATGCAGCTCACTATAAAGGCAGCACAACTAATGGTAGACCACAACACAGATCTAAGAATAGACAAAGCAGAACAAAAAAATAATGACACCTTTACTACCTAGTCCTAATCATTACCTACAAAACCTAATAACAATGACAAGTTCAGAATCTAAACGGCTCTGGAGAAGAGCTATTAAAGAGCACTTTAATTGTCAATGTGTTTACTGCGGAAAAACTTATGAAATTAATGAACTTACCCTTGATCATGTCAAACCAAAAACATTTGGTGGAGAAGATCTACAGTCAAACCTTGTACCCGCATGTACAAAATGTAACCAGGATAAAGGTAGTCACTACTGGCTTGAATGGATGCGTTCACGCTTCGGATATATACCACAAAGAGAAAAAAGAATAATAGAACATATAGCTTATGAATGACGTTTTACAAGCATTACAAAGCGATTTTAAGCTGTTTCTACAAGCATTATGGGAACAGCTTGACCTCCCGTCACCAACAAGAGCACAATATGCTATCGCAGACTACCTACAACATGGTCCTAAACGTTTACAAGTACAAGCGTTTCGTGGTGTAGGTAAGTCTTGGATTACTGGTGCATTTGTTTTGTGGACACTATTTAATAATTCAGAAAAGAAAATTATGATTATTTCTGCTTCTAAAGAAAGAGCAGATAACATGAGTATCTTTTTACAAAAACTAATAATTGAAACTGTTTGGCTTAAACATTTGCAACCAAAAAGTAATGATGCTCGTTGGTCACGTATATCTTTTGATGTTAATTGTGCACCACACCAAGCTCCTTCTGTTAAGTCTGTCGGTATTACTGGTCAGTTAACTGGTTCTAGAGCTGATCTAATGATCTTAGATGACATAGAAGTACCAGGTAACAGTATGACCGAACTAATGAGAGAGAAACTTTTGCAACTCTGTACTGAAGCTGAATCAATACTTACCCCTAATGATGATAGTCGCATTATGTATCTGGGAACTCCCCAGACCACATTTACTGTATATAGAAAACTTGCTGAAAGAAATTACCGCCCTTTCGTATGGCCCGCAAGGTTTCCTAAAAATACTACGCCATACGAAGGTTTATTAGCACCACAACTACAAGAAGATATAGATAAAGGAGTAGAAGTTGGAGAATGTACAGACCCAGATAGATTCGATAACGAAGATTTACTGGAAAGAGAAGCAGCAATGGGTAAAAGCAACTTTATGTTGCAGTTTCAGCTCGATACAACTCTTAGCGATGCTGAGAAGTTTCCTCTTAAAGTTGCTGACCTTATCATTACTTCTGTTAATCCTAGTCAAGCACCCGAAAATATCATATGGTGCTCCGATCCACAAAACGTCATTAAAGATTTACCCACCGTGGGCCTTCCAGGAGACTACTTCTATTCACCTATGCAATTGCAAGGAGAATGGTCTGAATATACAGAAACCATTTGTGCTGTCGATCCCTCCGGACGAGGAACAGACGAAACGGCAGCTTGTTATTTATCCCAGAAAAACGGTCTCATCTACTTGCATGAGATGCGTGCCTACAGAGACGGGTATAGTGATAATACCTTGCTTAATATATTAGAAGGTTGTAGTAAATATAATGCTTCAACTTTAGTTGTGGAAACTAACTTTGGAGATGGAATTGTAAGTGAACTTTTTAAAAAACATATTCAACAAACAAAACAAAATATTCTTATTGATGAGGTACGTGCCAATGTTCGGAAAGAAGACAGAATTATTGACTCGTTGGAACCTGTTCTTAACCAGCATCGCCTTGTTGTTGACCGTGGGGTTATTAACTGGGATTACAACTCGAACCCAGAGAGTCCACCTGAGAATAGGCTCTTATACATGCTCTTCTATCAAATGAGCCGTATGTGTCGTATGAAGTATGCAGTGAAACATGACGATAGAATTGACTGCCTAGCTATGGGAGTTAAATACTTTACAGATGCACTGTCTATTTCTGCACAAGAACAAATTAAACTTCGTAAGACACAAGAATGGGAAGACATACTAGAAGCTTTCTTAGAAGATCCTCATGCTTCCGCTAACCACCTAGTCTTGGGCTTAGACAAAGACCAAAGACAACAAGCTAAAGGTTACTCTAACGAGAACTCAGTGGCTCACTGGTAAATTTAGAGGTCGGCATAAAAGGGGAAAGGAGAAGGGTGGACTTCTTTCTCTGTAAGAGGGAGACAAACTCCCTTTTACTTAATATGGATGAAACATATTACTGTAAATATCTCCCCTATCTCCTCTAACTAAGGAAACAGTGAGGTGATAGATAATACGTATTAATACTATAAATACTATATATATGCCTAAGTTAAAACTACATACCTTTAGACGTATCTACAAGAGTTTGAAGACTCCTTGGACACCTATTAATTGGTTAATACTAGGTTACTTGATTGGGTTGGAGGAGCAGTATATAAGGATTAAGACTGAACATACAGTTGATAAAGCTATTGCTGATTATAAGGCAAGTATATCCACTAAAGTAACTAAACCTAAAATAGTAACTAAAAAGACAAAGGATGGATGGGAGATGTCTATAGGTCAAGTCGATGAAAAATGACAAAAATTTCTGAAGTCATATGTAGACGTACGTGCAAGGACGTACCCCCCATGGCCCCACAAACCAGGACTTTTCGCTGTCGCTAGTCTCATAGACTGGCTACAAACCTAGTCATAGCAGCGGTTTATGTTGTTCGTACTGGTATAATTTTTGTGTGTTCGTTCTATTAATTATTATTATTAGCTGTTGTCCAGGGCAAAAAAACAAGGGGCGGCCCTGCGTCAATGTCTGGTGATCTGTTGCGCGTTGCCTTGTTCGGTTAGCCGTACTATACAAATAGTTGCACTAATGGAAGGATCTTATAAGTTTATAGTATATAGTTACTGTAGACAGTTGTATTAATAGTACAACCGCTGACGGGACCAAAGCGATTAATTACGCTTTTGGCGGTGCAATAGCATCCGACAAGACTTAACCAGCTGCAACTAACGTTAAATGAGGCTCAACAAATGAGAGAAAGTACCCAGGCTTTATATAAGGTTCGACTCCTTATCTCTCACTTAGCACTAATTTATTATGTGCTATTCATTCAAACTACCCACTAAAACAATGTCACAAGACACAAAAACAATTCAGGTCTACATCAAAAAGGCTTACGGTATCGATCATTACTATGTTGTAGATGATAAACAAGCTGAAGCAATACAGGCACTTACAAAAAAGAAAACTGTTGACCGTTTTGACTTTAGAGCTTTAGAAATGCTTGGCTATTCTATCGAGCTAGTAATGGACCCTAGTAATTCACTTACTGGTGTTATTACTAATGTCTAAAAAGTACCCATCAAAAAAAACTTTAATATATGAGTTTAACGAAATGTGGTATCCAGCATACAAAAACGTACAAAAGTTGTTAAGTAATCAAATAATCTCAAAGCGTGAAGCATGGCCAGAATATACGGCACAGCTTCACAGAAGGGATTTAATCACATTACAAGAATACTTTGACTGGCCCAACCCTTTTACTAAATCAATCCACTAGAGGAACAAATGGAGCAACTAACAACCGCGCGCTATTTACTAAGACAAGTACAACGCCGCCGCTTAGAACTGTTAGCAGTTCGACCAAAGCTAAACCGTCAGCAACTAGCGGAGTACAGGCTTACAGAAAAAGCCATTGATGAGCTAGACAAACTTCTTGACAGTCAACAAACTGTGACCCTTTACGCAGTTAATCAACCCGTAAATCTTCCAAACATCAATTGATCCACTAAGGGAACTGAAAAAAAGTAAACAGGCTTACAGGGGGTTCGAGTCCCCCTTTTTCTTTTGCCTCTCACTGCGAGAGGTCACATATAACCAAATGGTTTTAGTTCACATCACACAAAAATCCAGTAATAAAAAAACTGGACCAATACCAGTAAGCACTACTGAAGAGAGCACGTGCCCGCCTACGTGCCCATTTATAAATTCGGGATGCTACGCCAAAAGCGGACCTTTAGCCTTGCACTGGAAAAAAACCAGCAACGGAACACAAAAGAATTTGACCGACTGGGCCGGTTTATGTTCTTTTATTGAATCGCCACCACCTGGGCAATTAATGAGAATCAACCAGGCGGGGGATATCCCAAGACAAGGGGACGACATTGACACGTTTTTATTAGAACAACTAACAAAAGCAAACACGGGCCGCCGTGCTTATACTTATACACACCATAAGTTAAACCGGCATAACGTCCAGGCAATAAAGAAAGCAAACGCTGACGGATTCACAATATCCGCAAGCACTGAAAGCTTCGAAGCGGCAGACGCTGCAATAGATAAAGGCTTAAACGCTGTAACTGTTGTAAGTTCTAAACAAAAAACACCAGCTAAAACACCAGCTGGTAGGCGTGTTGTAGTTTGTCCAGCTCAAACAATGGACAACGTAACGTGTAGCACCTGTAAATTATGCAGCAATAAAAGAGATTTTGTTATTGCATTTATTGCCCACGGATCACAAAAGAAAAAAGTTGAAGCGGTTCTTAATTGATCCGCTTTAACCCTTAACCACCTTATTAATTAAATTATGCCTAACAATCTATGTAAACCATATAAACGCCGTGATACTGAATTCAGGCTTAAAAGATCTCTTGTTAATGCTTATGTCACTGCTTCAGTGCCAAACACAGTGCAACAGAAAGACGAAGCTTTAGGTATGATAAAAGATTTTGAAAAATTGCTTAAAGCCTATGAGATTAAATGGGCAAAATACCAGGCCCGGCAAATCCTAGGGAATTTATGCAAGTTTTAAAATAATAGTACACTTGTATTAGTTTATACATATAACTAGTATATTTGTACTATATTTTTTTATTATTTTTTTACCAGGAACACACGCGGCAAGGACGCTGCTCA